CGTCTCTCGCCTACCGCCGCGCAGGTGACCCGCGCCGAGGAGGCTGAGCGCTGGCCGTTCGAATATCTCTCAGATCGTCCGGATCTGGCGCGCGCGCTCAATCTCCGCGCCCTCTGGTCGGTCATGAAGGTCGATATCCGCAAGCGATGTCTCGCCCGCGGCCTCGACCACGCAGAGTTCAATGCGCAGTGGCAGGCTGCACTTTCGGTGATCGCGACCAGCCTGATCGCAAACCGCGTTCCGGTTTCATAGCAGCAATATCAGCGCCTTATGCACCTTGTTTCACGTGAAACGTTAATTAGTTCCGAGTAAGCCGGCGCATGGGCAAGCATGATGATCTGGTGAAGGTCTACGTCGACGCTCTCGACCGCACCTGTTCTCTTGCGATTGTGGCTGGCCCCGACGAGACGGCTGGAATTTGCCCCGGGCCCGCGGCCGAAGCGGTTGTCGAAACGCTCTGGTTTTCAAAGCCGCAACACGCCGAAATGGTCTTGGCGCAGTGCCCCGAAGGCTGGGCAAAACTGTCGCCGGCCGCGCTTCGCGACGAGGCCATCAATGCCGCGGCTGCCCTCGGTGCCCGCTTCCGCACCGCCGCCGAGATCCTGGCCGAAGCCTCAAATGTGGTCGAGGAAATTATCGTGCAGGTCGAGAACCGGCGTCAGAACGGCGACCTCGCCAGGGTCAACCGCGACTACAAGGTCTATCGCCAGACCCAGGTCGCGCGCGGCGAAAAGGCAGTCTCCTACTCCGCTTTCCTGGCCAGCTTTACACGGTCGCTGGTCTTACTCGCGGCGAAGAATTCCGGGTCGTTCTGATTCGGAGTGAAAGTTAAAATCCGGAAGGTTCGGCGTTTTCGGGTGTCACTTTGGCCTGTCACCTTGATGTCTTGAAAATATTTTTTCCTGTGCTGGATCATGCTCTTGGGTGCTTTGTCGTCGCGTGACGTCACGTCTTGTCACTTGACATTCCGAAAGTTGCGCGGCGTCGTTCGCGCCCTCACACACCCCACACCTGTGTCCGCAGCACAGAGACGAGGCCGCAGAGGGAGCGAGCGACAAGCTCGCGCTCCCCCACAGCAGAACATCTCGATCATCTACTGAGCTGATGCTTTTGGTGACGGAAGCGCGCCTGACGGCGCTTCGTTCAATGCAAGTGTTTTCCCGATAACGGCGTTTCGGCTCAAGCACAGAACAGAATCTCTGCCATTGCCAAGCCGTTTCTTTTTGTCACCACGCCACGCGCGGAGCCTGCGATGCCCGACGAGCAGGAGATGGGACAGCCCGGCTGGGTGCCGCTGACCAAATCGGAGCGAGAAGAACGCCGCGTCAAGTTCCTGATCGCGGGCATCGCTGCATTCGCTGTCGCGGCCTGTCTCGGCATTGCCTACGTCGCCTTCCACTTCATCGCGAAGTTCTGGTAGATGCCCCGCAACTTCGGCCATCCCTCGCCTGACGACCGACCGCCGCCGATCTGGCCCTACATCCTGTTCAGAGCCGCCATGGGCCTGATCGCGTTGCTGGCTTGGGTGCTCCTTGATCGATGACCTGTTGGTCGCCTCGCATCTGGACGATACCTGGCGCTCGCCGCCGTCCGTGCAACGGCTGCTCAAGCGGTGGCAACAATTCGAGGTTGCCGACGCCCTGCGACGTCTCGCCGGCGCCGGCAAGATCGAGAAGCGCGAGGACCCCACCCCGATCCCGAAGTTTCGCGGGTCTATGCGGAAGATCGAATCTTATCGAAGGTTGCAGTAGCGTATGGGGAACTTCGGCAACTCGGTCGACTGGTGGATGTCGACCAGATCGCCGAGAACGATCTTCAGAAAATCACAAGAAGTTGACACGATTATCCGCGAAACGGCGGGTATCGACCCGGCCATTTTGGGCGCTGAAACGGGTCTCTCGCAGCTTGTTGTCAAAGCTCGCCAGCGTCAGTTGGGCCAGAGGAGGTTTGCCAGCACGGCATGCGGTCCTATCCACAAGCCGGCCCATCGGACACCGCGAAAAATAGCTCTGTCGCTCTCAGTCAAATCGAAGGTTGACGAGACCATCGATGCTTTGATCGCCGGAGATATCGGTGCGGCGATTCGCGCCTTCGACGACTTTCACCAAGCCATTTTGGCCTAACTGAGTGCGCGCAGCCGGCGCGCTGAGGCCTACCTCGGCAAGCCCTTCGTAGGCGATGAAAGCTGCGCAAACACTGCGGTCGTTCCCTAACCCGGAGCGGCCGCTTTCATTTCAGCAAGAGGAATCAATGCCCGACGCTCGCCTCACCGGCAAAGTCAAAATGTTCGTCGACGACCGCGGCTTCGGCTTCATCCAGACCGATGCCGGCGACGAATACTTCGTTCACCGCACCGACCTCGAGGCGCCGGGCCGCTGCAACGACGACGGGCGTCTCACGCTCGAGAAAGACGAGCGCGTCAGCTTCGAGCTCGTCGATAACCCGCGCAAGGCCGGCAGCAAAAAGGCCGGCCGCGTTCAGGTGGTGTGATGGCGCGACCACCGTCCGATATCGACATCAAGCATTTCGAGGAGCTCTGCGCCTATCACTTCACGGTCGAGGAAATGGCCGCAGCACTGCGGCTGTCGAAGCGGACCCTTCTCCGCAAGATCAAGGTCGATCCCTACAAGACGCTTTGGGAGGATGGCGAGGCCAACGGCCGCCAGCTCGTCAAACGCCGCGGCTTCGAGCTGATGAAGCAGGACAACTCGGCCGGCGTCCAGGCCTGGATCCACCAAACCAAGATGGTGCTCGGCTTCAGCGAGAAAAAGAACCTCGAGCTGACCGGCAAGGATGGCGGCCCGATCCGCACCTTCGACTACAGCAAGCTTTCAGATGAGCAGCTCCAGCAGTTTGAACCGCTCCTTGCAGCACTTGCCGCCTCCGGTGGAAATGCTGGCGGGGATCAGGGCGGAGCTCCGCCGTCGGCAGGCTGAGGCTGAACGAAAACGTGTCGCGGAAGATGCCGAGGGCATTCGGCTTCGTTGCCAGACGCTCGCAGGTTTCGTCCGCGAGGCCTGGCACGTGCTGGAGCCGAATGCCGTCTATCACCACAACTGGCACATCGACGCGATCTGCCAGCATCTCGAGGCGGTGACCGACGGCCGCATCAACCGGCTATTGATCAACGTCCCGCCTGGCTCAATGAAATCGCTGCTGGTCAGCGTGTTCTGGCCGGCATGGGAATGGTCGCACAAGGAACTGGCGTCCTATCGCTACATCGCCACCGCGTTCAGCGAGGATGCAACCAAGCGCGATAACCGCAAGATGCGGGATCTCGTTGCGTCTGACTGGTACCAGGCGCTCTGGCCGGAAATGGTGCTGGTCCGCAAAGGCGAGACGTCGTTTGCCAACTCCGCCACAGGGTTCCGTGAAAGCTCTCCGTTCGGGTCGCTGACTTCAAAACGCGGTGACCGCCTCACCATCGACGATCCGCACTCGATCGACACCGCGGAAAGCCCGCACGAACGTCAGGAAACAACACGCCGCTTCCGCGAAGGTGCACTGAACCGGCTGAACGATCAGCAGCGATCCGCGATCGTGGTCGTGATGCAGCGCTTGCATGAGCGCGATACCTCAGGCGTGATCCTCTCGCTAATGGGCAGCGAATACGTCCACCTCTGCTTGCCGATGGAATTCGAGGGGAAACGGCGCTGTTCCACCCGAATTGGCTTCGTCGATCCCCGCACCGTCGAAGGCGAGCTGCTCGATCCGGTCCGATTTCCCCGGGAAGTCGTCGAGGACCTCAAGGTCGACATGGGCTCACACGCCTTTGCCGGCCAATACCAGCAACGACCGGCCGCCCGCGAAGGCGGCATGTTCAAGCGGCACTGGTTCCAGATCGTCGATGCTGTCCCGGCGGATGCCCGCAAGAAAGTGCGGCGATGGGATCTCGCGGCTTCGCTGCCGGCGCCGGGCTCCGATCCGGACTGGACGGCTGGCGTCCGGATGTCGGCCCTAGACGGGAAATTCTACGTCGAAGATGTCATCCGCTTCCGCGACACCGGTGCCAAGGTTCGGCAGGCGATCAAGAACACCGCCTCGGCCGACGGCCGGCTCTTCCACATCGTCATTCCTCAGGATCCGGGCCAGGCCGGCAAGGATCAGGCCGCCAGCATCATCGGCGAGAACGCAGGCTATCGCATCACGGCGGAGCGCGAGACTGGCGCCAAGGATACCCGCGCCGAACCATTCGCAGCGCAGCTAGAGGCTGGCAACGTCTACCTGGTGCGCGGCCTCTGGAACGAAGCATTCATCGACGAGCTCTGCGGCTTCCCGCAAGGCAATGACGACCAGGTCGACGCCGCGGCCGGAGCATTCAACCATCTCGCCGGGGTCAAGGGTCCGATGATTATTTCAGCGGAACTCCTCGCCCTCTCCCGCATCCCGGGCCCGCGGCGGTGAAGAAGCAAAAAGTCCGGCAGATCGTCATGGAGTTCATGACGGAGGTCGAGGCGCAGAAGCGCGCGGCCGCGAAACAGCGCGCACCTCGCAAGGTCACTGCACGGGCTCCGGAGACTGTCAAAGCAGCCGTCGATCGCGCAGAACGCAAACCGTTCAAGGTTTCGCCGGAGGTCGTAGCGCTCTCGAAGCGCAATGCCGATCGCTACATCAGACCGGTGAATCCGTTCAAGCTGCCGGATTTCCCGGTTCAGCTGACGGACCACGTTCCCGAAATTCGCCGCATGGCGATGGACGAGAATCTCGTCGCTACCTCGAATTGGGCCGGTGGTGCCTGGAATAATTATGGGCTGAGTGCAGCCGTCGAAGGCATCACATTCCTCGGCTATCCGTATCTCGCCGAACTGGCGCAGCGTCCCGAATATCGCGTCATCGTCGAGACCATCGCGACGGAGATGACCAGGAAGTGGATTAAGCTGCAGGCCAAGGGCGATGTCGACAAAACCGAGAAGATCGACCAGCTCGGCGAGGAGCTGGAGCGCCTCAAAGTCCGGGAAATGTTCTGCAAATCGTGCGAGGTCGACGGCTATTTCGGCCGCGCCCACATGTA